TTTGTAGTTACACGTAAAGATAAACCTGCAGTTTTTGGAGAACTCCTCAATAGACGCTCTGAGAAGGAGCTGTACATCGGAAGTGGTATTGTCTGCTTCATCAATGATGATGACTTTATGTTTCGACTCGCTTGTAAGAGAGACGGTAGATGCGAAGTTCTTTGCGTTGTTCCGAACAGTGTCAAGAAAACGTCCTTCATCCGATCCATTAATGACATAATAGTCTGCTCCTAATTGATGACACAATGCTTTTGCAACAGTAGTCTTACCAATACCTGGTGGACCTGACAATAACATATTTGGTATCTCACCCTTTTCAACAAAATCTTGAAAAGTTTGTTTTGTTCTTTTAGGTAAGATACATTCTTCAATAGTTTTGGGTCGGTATTTTTCAACCCATATAAAATCACTCATAGTTCATAATAAAAGTTTGTTCTAAGCTCTTTTTCTTCTTATCTTAACAATTGACATAGCTGCAATTAAACCTGCAATGATACCTAATGTTGAGATAGCAACAACTGTACTGAATATCAATTCAACTGGAACCATAGGTTGTGCTTCCCAAGTACCAGGTAATGTATACACAGATGGGTTTGACAAAAAGATCATTCGTTGTTCCTCCACGTTTTTCTCATTCTAACATATGTAGGACTTTTTGCCACCAAATCTCTAACTTTCTTAAATATTTGTGCGGATTCAGCAAAATGACAAGTAGCATGATCTGGTTCTTGGGGTCTTACGTTACCTTCATCATCATATTTTTTTCCTGTGCGATGATTAGCATAACGTCTTGAGCGTGTAAAACCCATCTCTAAAAACTTACGACACATATCCATACCGATGAAATCTTCTTCATCACGGTAATCAAGGTACATACCGTAAATATGGTTTGCAGATTCTACTGCAATCTCTGGAGTCTTAAATCTCCAATGAGCACATATATCGTTAGTATAAGGGCGAACCAGTAGAACTCCTTGCTCTCCCCTTCCAATACGATAAAGTTGACGAGTCTCCTCATCTGTAAAATCAAGTCTCTTGTAATCGAGTTCATAATCAAATTCTTTCATTATTTAAAACCTTTAGATTTTTTTGGTTTTTCTATTACTTCAATGACAGTTCCATCAAAGAAAGGTGAACGACAATTATTCCACCAATACTCTTGAACCTCCTCCCATGATTCTACCACAAAACTTTTAGTTGGGCAAACTATTTTGTAATGATGACGGTCATAGTATCCATTATCAGTTTGCTCAAAATATTGTGGATCGTCTTTTCCAATTAATTTAGTCATAACCAATCTGGTTTTTTGGATGGGTCACGAAGATAATTAGATGAAGCCCAAGGTTTGGACGATATATAACGCTTGTAAGCAGTAAAAGTGTCAATGCTTGTGTCAAATTTAAACTCATCAGGACCTGCAAATGCGAATGTTTTTACTTCCCTACTACTAGTAAGGTCTTCTTGATCAGAATATTTAAGGAATACTTGTCTTGCTTCATTTACTGTATCGGAACAAGAGTGTACTTTTCCATATCTCTTATAGTATTCATAACACAAAGCAACACCGTGTGCAATTAACCAAGCAGTGTTCTTATAGTCTTCTGCTGCCCAGACGGTGCAAGGATGCCCTCTGAACGCTCCTTTCTTTGTGTTATAAGGATTACCATCCTTCTTGTGTAGGAGTTCATCTCCCCAATTAAAATACCACTTTGAGTAAACTACTGCCAACATTTGGCAGGTCTCAAGTGGCATCTTAACAATGTGTTTGTCTGGTAGAACCTCTGCTGACTTATGAGGGCAGGGGTCAGTCACAAATATGTTCATAATGTGGTGGTGTATAATGGTCGTTCCAGTGTCGAATGTTTCCTGCAACGATAAAACAATTAGTAATAACTAGTTGAATAAAAATGAATGTACGAATTCTTGCAATGGTGTCTGCTTCCTTATTGGATTTACCAGACTTTTCTCCAAGTGCCTTTGCCCATACTCTCCATAGTTTTTTCAACTATTTTTCTCCTCTACATTATATTCTATCTTTATAATATTACTCTGTCCACCTCTACTGTTACACATTTTAAACTGGCACATAGTACCACCTAATTCTTCAACAAGAACCTCAATCTGTTGTATAATTTGTTCCTGTAATTCTTCTTCACTCATTAGATTACCTCCTTAAAATGCTGAGTCGGGGAAATGAGATCCCACTTCTAGTAAATCATATTCCCAATCTTCAATTACTACGTTAGCAAATAATCTATCACTTAATATATCAAGTTGTTCTTTTGCCTTTTCCTCACTCTCTGCTTCACATAACAATTCAATAATTTTATTAATTCTCAACCTAGATACACTTATATCAGGTGCAACTTTATTTACGTTTGCCATTACCGCATTACCCGCAGCATCAGATACAGATTCCCTTAATCTTATAAAAATTCTTGCTTTATATTTTTTCATCTTTCTTTGCCTCCTTCAATTCTTTCATATATTCTTCTCTACCATCTTTTGTAAACACTTTCTTTTCATAATCAAAGTATGGATGTGGTGCAGCACTTACAACAGGGTCTTTAGTTTTATTTTTAATAACAATAAATCTGTCTGCAGCAAATGTACCTGCTAATTGTACTTCAATTTCATCTTCATCTTTCCAGTTAATGCTACCATCTTTTTTGGTGTGTAACATTGCCTCTTGAATCTTGTCAATAATTTCTTGTGTTAGTTTCATGGTAGTTTGTTAATAACATCAGGTAAAATACGATACTCCTCTTGTTGTATCCTTTTTGTTAATTGTTCCACAGTATCAGTTTCAAGTATTGGAACCTCTGCTTGCTTAATTATTTCTCCACCATCCAGTTCTTCATTTACATAATGAACTGTACATCCAGTTACTTTATCTCCACTTTCGATTGCTTGTTCTACAGCATTTAATCCTTTATATTTTGGTAATAATGATGGATGTACATTAATGATAGGACAAGGAAATGCAGATGGATTTTTTAATACTCTCATATAACCTGCTAATATTATAAGATCAACTTGATATACCTCAAAGAGTTTTATCATATCGTCTTCGTTTTTGTGTGGTATTCTTACATGAGGAATACCATATTTTGTTGCTCTTTTAACTGCACCACATTTCTTTGTATTGTGTATCATTAATACAACTTCGTGATGATTACATAATTGATTTGTAACTATGTTCTGGAAATTAGTTCCGTTACCAGAACACATAACTCCAAGTCTTTTTCTCATGTTAAAGGTTCGATTCCGTATGGTGTCAAATCATAGTAAGGTATTGTTAAAGGTTCACCCTTACGTGGTGTTGGTTCACCTATCTTTGCTAAGATATTACCAGGTATCTTCTTCATAGTAATGTCATAGGGTATAGGTGCATTTGACACACATACCCTTACACATTCCCATTCTTCTTCAGTGAGAGAATAATTCACTTCTTAAAGACTCCTAATTTTGATAGAAGATAGATTGATAAAACTGTCCAGAATACGACTTCCAGTCCTATATTGTTCATCCGTTAAAAGTTGAATCAGGTTCTAGTGCTATAAAGTATTTAAGATTATATTGCTTATTTGTAAACTCAGAGAGTAATTTTGAGGATATGATAACATCATATGGACCAGGTATAATCTTTATATTTTCCATCTTGAAGTTTAAGTCAAATGTTTGGTCTGTTTCTCCAACATAAATTGAATACTCATTTGATGTATCATTTTTCTTATCACGAACAACCATATGAATTTCTCCATCTTTACCGATTACAGATAAATCTGGTAATTGATAAACTGCTGCTGCTTTAATAAGTTTTTCTAGTGAAGTAGTTTCAAGTTGGAAACATATTTCTTGAGTTGGTAAATTAATCTCCTTATCTGGTGGAGCAATGATTACTTGTGGGTCTGCATAGAAATACTTGACTCTTCTCTTACCTTCTTTGATTGTAATATGTGAATCTTCTGTAAAATCAAGATTAGGGTCTTGATGTAGACTTAATCCATTTAAGAACTGGTTAAGGTCATATATCGCAACGTCTCTTGGAAAGTCTTCTGGTATTTCTGCCTCTGCCAAGATGTTCTTTGCAACAGATATAGTACGAAGTTGATTTCCTTTCTTTACAAGAATTGAATTGTTGATACCTGCAAAATTCTTGAGAACTGCAAGTGTACTATCTGATAGTTTCATAAAATTAGTAATAGTTTGCATAATTAAGGCATTTGGTCAAAGTTGCCAGAAGGCATTGATGGTTCTCCATAATGTCCATCAAAATGTAATAACAGCATAGCATAATGTATCACTTTTAGCAAGTCTGTTTTGTTTTTACCATTTTTGCTACCATAGCGACTACCATACTTAAGAACATTTGCTTGACAGAAATCTGTCGCAATATCTCTTGCTGCCATTAGATCAATAGTTTGCACTTTACGAAACTCATGTTTAGTTCCTGTATAGTGTCCCTGATATGTTCTTGAGACATATTCTTCAATATCTTTTAGAATTTCTTCCTCATGATATTTGTATTGATTATTTCTTTGTGGTTTGTAATCCATTTTTTCTAATTGTTCTTGATGAAATTCTTGTGTCCACCCATCATTATATGGTGAATTAGCATTTGTAAAATGATGCATATACATGTCATCTATATCTGCTGTATGATAATAATCGGTTTCATAATCAAGATCGTCAAAATCATATGCAGTATTACCTGCACCTGCTCTTGTATCAATGATATCATATTCATCACTCTCTCTTGAAGTGATTCTAATATCTTCTTTAATTGGATAAGTTTCGTCCATAGTTCCGTTCAATACCTCCCAAGCTAAACTCCATGAATTAACCATACGTGAAAAGAAATTCATTAACGAGACTCTCTGCTTTTTCTTTACCAAACTTACCAGTTAGGAAACCTGATACTGGATCAAGTCGAGTCATATATGCATCAAAGTCCTCATAAAAACTGGTATCGTTACCAGTAGGTTTCTCTAATTCTAGCATATCTTTATACTTAGTCAAGTATTCCTTAAAGATTGATATGTAAGCATTTACTTCCTCCATCTTACAATACCTAACAAATATATTTTCTGAGAAGTGATTTCCTTTCTCAAAAAATCTATAATCCTTCTCTGCTTTAGGTAAACCATCTACAGAAAAAAGATATTTTTCTACTGGGTGTTGAAAGTCAAATACAATAATAACCTTCTTTTCATTGAATCCCATCAAGTCCATACCAAAACAAGGAAGATTACTGCCAGTTTTGGGATAGAGGATATTATTGTAGATACTACACTTATCATTCCATATCTCAACCTCTCTTGATTTGATTAGATTTGGATGAGAATAAGTCTTCGCTTGAAGACTCATTCCTTTTGATTCCCATTCTCCCCAAACTTCATTATCTTGTAATGATATAGTTTCGTGTAGGGTATCTTTATATTGCTCCCAAAGTTTCATTAATTAGTTTCCTCCTTCACTGGTAACTGGAAGTCTGCATCAACTTTATCATACAACTCTAGGAATGATTGCTTTGTCTCATCATCAAAACGATTGATACATACTTGTAATGATTTTGCTTTATCATTGAAGATACTGTAAGCACGAATGATATGTACTAATCTACGAGTACTAATGATATCTTCAACACCACCATCATAGAATGTCTTACGAATAATGTCTGCCCAATCTACAAGTTTCTTGACAAAGGATAAATCTTTAACACCAACACTCTCTGCGTGAAGTGTAAGTAATCTCTCTTCTACCTTTGGATGTGGATATGATTGCTCAAAGGTTACAGGAAATCTTTCTAGGAATGCTTCATTCAATACATTAGTGCCGATGAAACGTCCATCATCAGAACCTTTACCTTTTGTGTTTGCTGTTGCAATCACATTGAATCCTGCTTTAGGTGAAACATACTGACCAATCTTCTTAAGGAATAATCCTTTACCCTCAAGAACTGGTTGTAGACAAAGTATCTTGTTAGATGCTAGGTCAATCTCATCTAGAAGTAGGACAGCTCCCCTTTGAAGAGCTTCGACCACAGGTCCGTTGTGCCAAACAGTGTTGCCATCAACAAGACGGAACCCACCAATAAGATCATCTTCGTCCGTTTCGATGGTGATGTTGACACGAATTAACTCCCTCTTAAGTTGTGCACATACTTGCTCTACACCAAATGTCTTACCGTTACCAGATAGACCAGTAATGAATGTTGGGTAGAATTGTTTTGATTGAACAATCTTCTTTACATCAGTGAAGTTTCCAAACTTAACAAAGTTAGGATCAACTGTTGGAACAAGATTCTTCTCAACGTGTGGCATTACAGCAGGAGCAGCAAAACTCTTCTCAATGTTTTGTACACTCTGCTGTGTAACTTCGAGATTCCACTTACCTTTGGAAACCTTGAATTTCTGTAACTTCTTAGTTACTGTTTGATATGTGATGTCATTCATAGCACAGAATGCTTTGATATCTGCTGCTGTGAACTCAGTACCGTAAAGTGCTTTTAGTTTTTCAATCACTTGGTCGGCAGTCATTTTAATCTCGAAGGGCATAATAAAGTTTGTTTTTTTCTTTTGATATACTTATTATAATCAAAAAAGAGGGTCGTGTAACCCCCTTGTGTGCCACTTTATTAACTGGTTGCTAAGTGGTCTTCTAATTCTTTAATTAGTTTTTTCTTGTTATGTCTTCTATCTAACTCAATACCTACGGTGCGTCCATAGTCTTCAAGTTCATCTTTTGACATAGAGTCAAAACTTACAGGTGCTGCTACTGTATCTGCAACCTCTTCTTCTGGTCTAGGTGCTTCCTCTACAACAGGTGCAGGTGCTTTTTCTACTACAGGAGCAGGTGTCTGCACTACAGGTTCACCTGATACTCCTGATATTAAATCTCCAAATTTAGACATTTTCTCTCTGGTAAATACCTTCTATTTATCTGTTTCTTTTGCGTCAGCAGGTGCTTCGGTCTCAGCAGTTGCCTCTGTCTCAGGTTTTGGTTCTTCTTTAGGAGCATACACCTTTGCATATGCATTCATCATATTCTGAGCGTCTTTTGATGTGATTCTTTTGTTCCAGTCCATTGTAATAATATATTGTACCTATATTTATCACGCTACCAATTCGATAAATTCACCAAGTATTTTCTTGTTCATCTTTTTATTTTTAAGACTCTTAAAGAATGCTCTCTTGATTTGTGCCTTTGTAGCATCATCCTGTACCTCAAAGTCTGCATCGTTTGCAAGAGATGTTGATGCCATACCAAAGTAAGTATGATAACCTGCATCTTTGATTGCAAATGACTTCTCCTTTCTCCATCTCTTCATGACTTTTTCATAATCTTCATTACCATATCCAAGATATCTGTGTGCAAAGGATGAACCTTCACGAGATGGCATGATACGAATACCGATAAAATTAACACTTGGTAAACGCTCTCTTAGATTCTTAAGTAAAACATCAGTTTGATTACGGTCATCGTAATAGTGACCTTCACAAAGATATGTTGTTCCTAACTCTCTATCACGAATAAAA